TCTAAAGATGAATTCTTACCTGTAGCAGTTCAGTTAAGAACAATGAAGTTAGGAGTTCCTACTACTGAGATAATTCCTTTTGGTGAAGTTATTTTAGATCCAGATGAAGTAAATGTATCTGATGATGCTAGTGTCGTTACTACAGTTAACTTCCCATCTCCAGTATATCTTACTGGTGGACAATCTTATGCCATAGTTCTTCTATCAAATAGTAATGATTATACTGCTTGGATTTCTAGAATGGGTGAAGTTGATGTTCAAACAAAAGATAAGCCTGAGTCTGAACAGGTAATTGTAAGTTCTCAACCTACATTAGGATCTTTATTCAAATCTCAGAATGGAGAGACATGGAATGCTAGTCAGTATGAAGATCTTAAATTCACTCTTTATAAAGCTAGATTTAGAGAAGGATTAACTGGATCTGTCAATTTTGTAAATCCACCTTTAGTAACAAATTCTGATGATGTAGTCCCTCTACTTAAAGATTCATTAAGTATTAATTCAAATAAAATTAGAATTGGATTTAATACTACTATAACTGACACTGGAATAACTGTTGGTAACATTATTACTCAAGATGGTAGTAATGCTACAGGAAGATTTGCTGGTGCTGCAGGAACAGCAACTGGTAATTTAACAATCACTAATGCTGGTGTTGGTTATACACCTTCATCTGGTAGTGAAACATATAATCATGTTCCTATGGTCACTCAAACTGGAAGTGGAAGAAATGGAACATTGAATATGACTATAACCAATGGAGTGGCAGTTGCAGCAACTGTAGTAAATGGTGGTACTGGTTATGTTATTGGTGATGTAGTTGGTGTTTCTACTGTTGGTTTAACTTCATTAGGAAAAGATATTAAATTCTCTATTGCTTCACTCACTGGAATTAATGAATATGTTCTTGATAATGTTCAAGGAGATTTTGTTACTGGTGTAGGAAAGACAATTAGATACACTACTAGTGCTGGAATAGTTACTCTTAATCATACTCCTGGTGGAAATGTTTGGTTATCGGGAGATCCTGTAACAGTTAATGATGGACTTCATATTAAAGTCAATCAGAAGAATCATGGTATGTATTCTCAGGTTGGTAATGTGGTAACATTTAGTGATATTCAATCTGATGTTCCTTCTACTCAATTAGCAGCAGATTATGATTCAACTTCTACTGGTTCTATAATAGTTGATGATGGTACAAACTTTGCTGAATTTGAAGGTGTTGGTGTTGGATCTACTAATTTAGGATATGTAAAAGTTGGAAGTGAAATTCTATCTTACAGTGGAGTAGTAAATAATACACTAACTGGTGTTACTAGAGGAGTTGATTCTACTCAAACTCTTTCTCATAGTGAGAAAGATTATCTTCAAAAGTATGAATTGAATGGTGTATCTTTGAGAAGGATTAATACAAATCATACTACATCAAATGCAACAGTATCTAATGCTAGTGGATTAGATTTCTTTAATATTAAAGTTGATATGTCTACTAATGGTGTTGATAGATCTACTGGAACTAGTTTACCAAAATTATATTTTAATGAAACTAAGTCAACTGGTGGATCGCAGATTCTTTCTACTGAAAACATACCATTTGAAGTCATAACTCCAATAGTTCAAAATGTAACTCCTGCTGGAACTAATGTAACAGCTCAAGTTAGAACTATTACTGCATCTAGTGTTGATGGATCAGAAGTTGCTTATCAAGATAAAGGATTTGAAAATATTACTTTAGATGGTAATAACTACATGTCTACTCCTAGAATGATTGCTTCTAGAATTAATGAGACTACATCTTTACCAACTTTACCTGATAATAAATCATTTACTATGAGTCTATCTCTTTATGCTTCAGATACTAATCTTTCTCCAATAATTGATTTGGATAGAGTTGGAGTTATCTTAACATCTAATAGAGTTAATAACCCAATTAGTGACTTTATTACTGATAATAGAGTTAATACCTTAAAAGATGATCCTAATGCATTTGTATATGCAATAAAACCAATAGCTTTAAAATCTGGAGCAACTGGTATTAAAATTCATATGGAAGGACACATCAATGTAACCAGTGATATTAGAGCATTCTATGCTCTTCTTGAGAATCCAAATGATGAGTTAATTTATCAACCATTCCCAGGATACCCTAATTTATTATCAACTGGTCAGATTATTAATCCATCACAAAATAGTGGATTACCAGACAAAGCACTACCTAAGACTGATGTTATAGCATATACTTCAGAACAGGTGGTATGGAATGATTATGAATTTACTATTGATGATTTACCGACCTTTAAATACTTTAGTATTAAATTAGTTGGTACTGGAACTAATCAAGCCCAACCACCTAGAATGAAAAATCTAAGAGTCATTGCACTTGCATAATATGAAAGTTGAAGGACATCAAAATCTCATAAGAGATGAAAATACTAATGCTATTTTGAATACGAATTTATCTGAGTATGATCAATATCTATCTCTTCGTTCTAAAAGAAAGAAAGGAACAGATAGAATAGATAATATGGAGAATGATTTGAAAAATTTAAAGGATGATATTAATGAAATCAAAACTTTACTAAGAGCACTATCTAATGGCTAAAAACACTCTTACTTTTGATCCTAGTGCAGGTGTTGCCTATGGTGTCAATCTCACCATTAACACTGGAGCAGATTTAGATGCTGATTATACTGTAGTTGGAACATCTGGTACTGCTTTTGATTTCACTGGATATACTGGTTCTGCTCAACTTGCTAAAAGTGTAGCAATTGGTTCATCTGCTTATGCATTAAGAACCTTTGAGGTTGGATTTACTAGTGCTAAAGGTGGAGAGTTTAGATTATCACTTGGTTCTACAGATACTAGAACTTTATCAGAAGGTAGATATGTATATGATGTTTTAATAGGGTCTGGGTCTTCAGTTTATAGAATAGTATCAGGAGATGTGTTGGTTATAGCAGG